GTGGGAACCGGCTTCAAAAAAAAGCGCGATGACTTGTCTTGTTTCCGGCTATTACACGAAACGCACGCAGCGACTAGGTTCTCTGGGTTCAATATCTCACCGCCCTTGCTGACTGGATTCACATGATCCACTGTATTGGCTGGAGCCATGCAGTACTGACACGTATAACCATCTCTGGCCAAGATGTATCGTCTCATCTTGCGCCAAGCTGAACCATAGACCTTGCCGTGCCTGCTGGTATCCATCAATGGTAGTTGTGTTTCTGGAAGAATCTCCACCCGTTGCACATGGATCCGTATCTGCCCTTGATGTATCTGATAGACCAGTCAATCTGCTTGAATCCATCAAGCCTTCCGTACTTAGCATTCTTCATCTGGCCTAGCCCCCAATGTGACTTGTTACGGGCATTAACTCTCCACGAACTTTCTTTATGGATCAATGAATCGAAGCACTTAAACTGCTCCATCGATACCAGCCTGGAATGCGCGTAAAGCTTCAACAAGTCAGTCTGTGTAGCTGCTTTGGCTTCAACTGTCATTGATACGGTCAAGATGATGATTGACATAGGAATAGCCAATAAGTTTTTATTCTTTATTTTTATATTTATTTTCTTTTTATTTATCTTTATTTTCAAGATATTATCTTTCAAGTATAGCGATGCACACTGACATTCTGTCAAGGATTGAACTCGGTGTGTCTGTTTCTCCACAGGCTTCTGTGGACAAGTATGTGGATAACTGTTCATAGGTTGAACCTTACGATCATGGACGGGAATGGAGCTGAGACCAGGCTCCCGCCGAACTTAAGCCGACCTTTAATGAACTCGACGTCATTAGGTAGGCAATCTTCGTGGAACCAACGCGTATCTGTCCTAGATGGCAATAGCATAACTACTGACCCCCCCCGGCAGCGTGCCTTTGTGCAGCTTTAGTCCATTGAGCAATCACTCGACCATAAGGCGGATTGATCCACACTGTCCGACCATTCCATGATGTTGTAAGCCCATCGCGTCGCTTTGGATTCTCATGATCTAATCCGTACCAGTCCAGACATAGATGATTGGCCTGACTAGCTGCTGCATCAACGTCAAAGTCGTGCATCTGATCAAGCTTGTTCCAGAGCTCTATGGGAGTCGCCCAATCGTCAGTCTGACTTGGTGGCATGTACGCGTTACTCAAGGCCAGCCACCAGAGAATCATCGACGAGCTTGACCGAGAATGCCCCACAACCAGAGCATTGAGCGAACCATTCGTGCATCGTCAATTCGGCTCCCTTAGTGATTAGGTGTTCCTTACGCCCATCACCATAGAGCTTCTTACAGATTGAGCAATCAAATCGCAATAGCGGCATACTCGCTCCTTGCTAGATTCTCTATTGGGTTCAGATTGCCTTGATCTACCCACCATGAATCTTGACGTGGATTCTTGAACCGCTTGCGTTTAGCAAATGAGACTGGTAGCCAGCCTACGATGTAATAGACCGGAGACTTGCCGACTACTAAGACGGCCACATCACTCTCACGATCATTAGGAGAGATGATGAGATTGCCGCCTTGATATGACGTCCACTTGACTTCAATGCCCTTGCCTACATCAGACCGGCTTTTTCCCTTGTTGTCATTGATGTCGTAGTCAAGCCCAAAGTATCTGGCCACACATAACTCCGCAGCTAGTGATTCGGCATATTCGACAACGCGTTCATGATTGTTGAGCTTGTTGTAATACTGAATGACGCCGAGTATTGCTTCTTGAGCAAAGACCACGTCACTAGCGCGTTTATGTATAGCCCACTCATCGGCGGGCGTTACTGTCATTTTCTGCATTGGCCACAGAACCAGAGAACTGGCTCGCCAGAGACATCGCGTTGATAACCGGCACGATCTAGAATCTCGATGCGTTGGCAGTGATCGCACGTCTCACACTTAAACTCTGCAACAATCTTGCCATCAATGAGAGTCCGACCAATCATCGTGTCCACATCAATCATCTCAGTGACGCGGCTCATACTTGCGGCCGCCATTGTCCATCAGATCCGAGAACGTTCCACACTGGAGAACACTGCTTTGCTTTGACCTTCTCAACGCAGAAATATCCGCCCCATGATTTCGGTGCATCTTTCTTTGATTCACGCCAGATCATGTGACCATGAGCGCACATTGGAGCAGCAGCTACTTGAACGCCCCCTAGTGTTTCTTTGATGGTGTCAATAGCTACTCCAAGAGTTGGAATGCCGGCCTCTTCTGCCTCTTCACGTGTCTTAAACGATGGAACGTCTCCATGCTTTGTGTTCCAGTAGTCATAATCCTTCGCGCTATCTTGAACAATCTTTGGATCGATACAATCTACCTGTTGCATATTCTGAACGGTTGGGCGCTTTTCTGATCCAAGAACTAGCCCTGCGCATCTTCCAATCGCCGAAGTCACTGTGTCCTCAACGAACCATTTTTTCATCTGGACGTTATAGGTGTTCACGTTGCCGAATGCGTAGTCGATGCCTGCTGGCTCTTGATCTTCGTAGTTGCGATAGATACGGCACTCGACTAGGACGTAGCCCTTCTCAAGATTCACGTCCATGATTGATGTGTGGATTTTGCCTGTTGGATAGGTAGCCCAGAATCGCTGAATGCGTGCGGCCACATCTTCATAGTTATCTAGGAAACTCACTTAGACACCGCCTGAGCTGATGCGTGACGGCCTACGGCTCGACCGCGTTGATAGCCCTCTTTGTGGCCTTCTTTGTAGCCCATTGTGTAGCTCACAATCGACCATAAAATACAGGCCAGACACATAAACAGAAATAAACCGATTTCACTTGTTGTCATTTTTGCTCCCGTGGGAGCCTTGTCGAATGCTCCCAAATACAGAATGACATCTATGTCCGACATTTTCAAGATTGACGTCGGCGTGTCTATTTCTTGAGAGCAATCTCCAGCAATAGTTGATCTAAACGCGCCTCAATTCGAGACACCTGATCCTTGAGACTGTTGCCACCATTCGGAGACAATTCCCGCATGATCGACTTCACCATGAATCTCATTGACGAATAGATGGCAGTGAGCACCGCAAGAACAAGACCACCCACCGCCGTCCATTCGCCTACACTCACTTCTTGCTACCGAATGCCACGTCGTTCGGATTAGCCCAGCGAGCTAATACTGGAATGATGCCAGCAACAAGCCCCATCGCTAAATCTTTTGGATTCGTGTTGCCTGTCATATAGACGGCTAACATTCCGGCCACTGAGCTTCTCGCCCATGATGCACCTAACGCCTTGAGATCTTTCATTTCTTCTTCTCCTTTGGCTTCGCCTTTTGGATTAGCTCAACCACTGGATATTCTCCAGCATAAGTCGTCAAGCGAGCGCGAGCGAAACCAACAATCTCCTTGCCGATATAGCGTTGCTTAACCATGACCATTCCGCCGTTGCGTTGATCACCAGTGCCAGAAGTATTGCCCTCGATGCAATAGACGCTTGTTGCGCCGACCTTGACCACAATTCCGATGTGGCTGATGCGATCAATGCCATCGTGTGGAAAGTCCATAAAGCATAAATCTCCAAGCTGCGGCTTATCTTCAATCCATCGCCCAAGCTCTTTCATTTTATGAGCACCGGCAGCCGTTGAAACCATTGACGGAATCTTGACTTTCGCCTGGTCAAAGACCCAGTTGCAGAACGAACCACACCATGGCAATCCATCGGCCTTTGTAAACTTGCCGTACTTAGTCAGATTATCGCCAGTTTCAATCGTGCCGACTTCAGCTAGTGCGACTTCGATGATCCGTGCAGCAGTGCCTTCCGGATACATCAGAGCCCAAGTGCCTTCAAATCATCAGCAGTCAATCCAAGTGCAGTCAATTTTGCCTGTGCCGCTGCTTTATCTGCAACCGCCTTTGCATTTTGCTCTGCTTTCCAAGCATCATATTGAGCAAAGCCAGCTTCAAACTTTGCTTTAGTAATCTTTTCACCTTTAATCCATTGAATTGAATCAAAATCATTTTCTGTAATGACCCACTCAGTATTTGGACAAAGCATTCCTAGAACTTCTCCACCTGTAGCCATATTAAGCACCTATTTCTAAAAGAGTAATTGAAGCATTATTGCTGCCACCATTTACGGCAACTCCTGCTGACGCGACATTTGCTGCAAATTGAGTTTTGTATGTGGTCGCAGACGTTGTTGCTGGGCTATCCAAATAAGCAATCGACCACATACCAATCATATATGTTGCTGATTCCATGTAGCCTAGAAGTGTATGTTCTAAGATATTAGTTGCGCCGCGCATTAATCTCATATTTACTGCTTGAGTAGAACTACCGCTTGTTTTTTGCCATTTTTGAGCAACTAATACTAAGATTTTACTGGTCGATAAAGTTGGCGTAATTGTCGCAGTAAGTCCAGTATCAGCATAACTTGTTGAAGAACTGTCCGCAGCTGTTGCATAAGTGGCATTGACAACCTGTAACACCTTGGCATTATTTACTGGTGTAGCCCATGTCGGGACACCGCCAGCTACTGTCAATACTTGTCCAGTTGTGCCAATAGCTAAACGTGTGTTCGTGTTTGATGTTGCCGAAGCATAATCGGTGTCGCCAAGCGTTGTTGAAGGATTTAACGCCTTCAAGCGTGTATCAACGCCTTGCAACGCAACGTCAAAGTCGGCCGGAAGATCCGTGACCAAATCTGTCGCCGTCGGTAAAACAAAATTATAATTCGTAGTTGGATTTGCGATGATCGTTTCCTTTCCTTAGGAGACTATTGTGGCATATTGCCACTCTAAAGTCGGCGACACGGTATTCCAAGCCTCGTTTATTGGCACGTCATTCCATCGCATCGCTTGCAGTGAGTAGGCCAATGGCGACATGAGAAGAGTGATGTCAAGCTGATTGTAGGAAGCGCGGAAAGTCCAGCCTTCGACAAAGCCTTGAAAGGTTCCGGACGACATATTTGGTGGAAGGTCATTGAGTGCAATCGGCTGACCCATAAAGATATTGATAAGAGCATTACGATCGCCGTTGTCTAACTCTGGATTGGTCAATGCGTAGGTAATCGAGTCAAATATGGGCTGCGGATAGGCTCGCAGTGCCAGATAGAACGCGGCCTGATCTTCAGCGTCGGCTAAGTGTCGAAGCGTTGTTGTAAAGATTTGTGATAAATCGCCATAGAGTGCAATCGATGTTGGATCTGTGTCGCTGACTTGATTTGTCGAGTTTTGGCCATAGCTGATAGTGATGTCGTTTCTGACATCGCCTGCCCTTGTCTTAATGGTGATGCCTTGCCCTAGTGCGTGATTGGCAGTGAGATCGGTGTATCCGTTAGCTGCAAGGTAATTCGTCCGGTGAGTCGAATCTGCATAGGAGATTAGGCCGGACGCGTCCTCGTATAAATAACCTAATCCGCTACTGGCGAGCGCGGCGACTAAGTCGTAAATAATGATGCGATCCGATGAGCGTTGTGCCAGCTCGTAATTGCCTGGCGTATCAATCTCGCCGATGCCATTATTGCCAGCAGTCGCCCACGTCGTCGTCGGATCATAAGTGTTCCACTGAAGCGCGGCCGGAACCTGTTGCCATTGAGCCAATAGCACTTCACGCAAGATTGTTTCAATCTGGTCGCCATCAAAGTCATGAGACAAGACGCCATCTGTGAGAGCCTTCTGAAGCCTTGCAAGGGCTCCTAGAGCCGTGATGGTGACTTCTTGAGTGTAAGCCGTTGAACCTACCTGAGACACGCTTACAGAGATGTCCACAATGGAGCCGCCGAAGATTGGCACATAGACGGCTGATGTGTCTTGCACTTCAATCGAGATAGTGTCGTTGATTTCGTAAGGTAATGCAGCTTGATTGAAGATA